AGCGAATAACCGCGGCGGATATATCCCACAAAGTAACTGTTGTTTTGGAATCAATCATAATTCACCTCTTATACTATAGTTATACAACACATGTATCGGTATAAGATAGCATCGCGCGTTGTTAACTTTTATATCTTTACATTCTTCTCTTAAGATGCATTCAATAATCTTAATAGGTCTTATCCATAAAAACCCTGACGCTGTATGTATACACCAATAGTTTGCTTTAGTTGTTAGTATATCCCCTGGCTTCTTATTGCGCTCGTATTCAATAATAATATTATTTGTTTCTTCAGATTTCTTATCAAACTTTACTTCAACGCTTTCATGCAGCTCAGGTATCCATATATCGTAATCAACAAACTGCCCATGTATTCGTATGGCTAATGGGTATTTCTTATGTAAAGCTTTTAAAACTTTTTCTTCATAGTTATGACCCATGCTTAATAACGATTGAAAACTCATCGCGCTTTATATCCTGCTTTTTTAATATAGTAGTTAGCAATCTTTTCGTATTTAATTGGATATAACTTTTTAGCGGCTTTAGTAGCAACTTTATAAAAAGGAAAGATTGGTTTATATTTAGGATTAGTTTCAAATCTATGAATAATTTTTAAACCATTTTTATTACGTTCCCATACTCCATATATTCCATTAATAGTTGCTTTAAATTGTTTACCTTTAACAACGCCTGATTTTCTACCTGGGATATTACCGTATTGATTTAATCTAGCATTTACTGTAGGAACAGCTGTGTTAATTATTGATCTTACGCCGCCTACAATATTGCGGTGTATAAATTCTTGAGCCCATTCTCGAAAAGTAATATGCGCTTCTAACTTATTTTTTTTAGCAAATTGAACATATACACTTTTTATTGTTTGCGGTCTAGGTCTATCAAATGATTTGCGCATAGACGCTTGTTCCAATTCTTTTATTCTAGTAGCTGTTTCATTTAAAGCAATTCTTGTAACATTAGGAATGTCAACTCTTTGAAACTTTTTAAACTCTTTATTAAATTCTTTTACGTTGTTTTTAATTGATACTTTCATATTTTGTTATTGTTCCTTTTACTTTACGTGTAGCTTTTTTAATATTTAAAATATTGTTATCTATTACAGTAAGCAATTCGTTTATATCAAAAATTATAACATCTTCTTTTTCTTTATACTTTTCATAAGCAACATGTATATCATCTTTATTTATACAAATAATTAGTTGCTGTTTAGTTTCGGGATGCTGAACAAATATAAATTCTGGTGATAATTCATTATAACCTTTATTTTCTACATCTTGTATCAATGCTTTATTAGCTCGAACCATCATTTGAACTAACTTTATTTTATTACCAATTAAATATTCATTTTTATATTTAACTTGGGCTCGCTGATATCGAATTAATAATTCTGGTGATATTAGTTTCATAATTCTTTCTTTGCCCCATTTCAACGCTATTTCTTCTTGAATTGCATTCAATTCTATTATTGAAGTATTTAATTCTTTAGCATTTTGTTTCTTAATAATCTCTGCTATTTTTTGTTCTTTATAATTCATAGTTACATTAATAGTTACATTTTAATAAAAATAGACTTCTAAAAAAGTTACATGAGTTACATATACCTAAAGGTATATGTATGTAACTCAAAATGTAACTCTTTTTTTCTTGAAGTTTGGCAAGAAATGTAACTAAAAAGTAACTAATGTAACTAAATATGTAACTAATTAATATCATCATACTTTTTAGCTTGATAGCCCTTACCTTTTTCATAATATATTTTATTATCATCTTTTAATCTTTTTAGCCTTTGTTTAACAGTAGATTCTTTTAAATCTTGTTGTTTACGTATAACATCTGTTTGTGTTACCCAAATACTAATAGGATCAACATTATCAACCTCGGCTTTTTCTGCTTGTATTTCTGCTATAGCAATAATAGTCTCATCAATCTTAAAGTCTTTTTCTTTAAAATCATCATATTCAGCTTTCACTAATACACCTGAAGTCATGCCTGGGTAATTAATTAAATCTATTTCTCTGAACTTAAAGAACTTAGGATTCATAGGTTTACCGTCTTTAATTAAAGTTTGAGTGAATTCAACACGCATTTCTTCGCCTTCGTCTTTAGGTCGTTTAACTGCAAATTCAGCATCTACAGCTGCAGGAAGCACAGAAGAGCCACGTGCTCGTCCTGAACTGCTATGCCCTGTATGATGTATTAAAGCTATACAACAACTAAACTCGGACTTTAAATGGTCCACACGTTCAATAAATTTGTTCATATCTTCGGTGCTATTTTCGTTACCTGCTCCAAAGTTACGCGCTAATGTGTCCACATATAAACAACCTATATCACCAAATTCGTCAGCCACCTGGTGAATATGATCTATTAAGTTTTGATGATCTTTTTCATCTAAAAACCTTACACCCCTATCTGATACAAACATTTGTGCATCTAATAAGTTATGACCATAATAATGTTCCCAGGCTTGTACGCGCCTTGCAATACCTCTCTGCCCTTCACCTGCTAAATAAATAATAGGTGTTTGTACAGTCTTATGTGTATGCCATGGTATGCCTAATGATGAACATAAAGCCATATCAATAGCAACAAAAGACTTACCACTTTTAGGCGCCCCATATATATCTATAACTGAATCTTTTTCCATAATGTCTTCAATAATCCATTCAGGTTCGGGAATATTAGTTATTAAGTCTGAAATCTTTCTTAATACTAATGAGGGTTTTTTAGGCTTAGATATGCATGTTGATATATATTCTTTAAATGAATCTTTATCATAATTATTACGAGAATATGCATCATACAAATCATCTTTAGTATTAAATGATTCAGGTATCTTAGCTATTTGAACAGTACATTTATTATCAGTTAAGTATTCACTTAGCTCTTCTGCGCATTTAAAACCCGCCTCATCGTTGTCAGGCCAAATAATAATTTCTTTGCCAAACAACGGTTCCCAATTAGCTTTCTTCCAACTATGAACTCCGCCATGCCAAGTGGCTGTAGGACCATCATAAAGTTTATTAGCACCTATAGTGGCTTTTTCACCTTCACTAATAATTACAGGACCTTCCCCATCTTTAAAATATATTGGCATTAAGCCTTCAGGCCGTTTTAATTGCCAAACATTATTAACTTTACAAAATGGTGCATATTTTTGCCGTATGCTATGCCCTTCTTTAAATCTCATTACAACGAATGCATCTGTATATTTAAGTAATACTTCAGCTTCGTTTGCTAATGAGCGCATTTGCTCTTGTGTATATTGTTTATATGACTTCGTTTCTAAAGTAATTGTATCTTTAAAACCTGAACCATACATATTCAATATATCATTTCTATTTTGATTAAAGTGATCTATTAACCATATAACTCCTCCTCCTTCATCTAATTCAAAACTAAAAAACAATCCAGTTTCAAGATTGAGGCACCAGCTTCCGTTAGTGCCCCATCTGTATTCTGTACTTGATTGCTTAGTTGGCTTGCCTAATAAATGAAGTCCAACTTGAGGAGCCAACTGTACAAAGTCGACGTCCCCCATGATTAAAACGGTAGATCGTCTTCAGTCATTTGTGCAGAAGGATCAAATCTAGGGTCTCCTGCTTGTGGCGTTACCGTTTGCGAGCTAGGCGCTGCAAAGTCAAATCCGTTATTATTTGTATCTAAAGCAGGCGCAGCATCAACATTTGTTGTTACAAAGTCTTCTGGTCTATCGACCCATTTAACAAATTCAAATGCAGGAATTGCAGCTTGGCCTACTTTAAACTTTTCAACCTTACAGCCAGCATATTTAACATGAACAACTTTACCTTCGTTAGCTGGTATGTCATTCCAAAACGTAGCACATAGAGCATTAAAGCCTTGACTTTCACCCCAGCTAAACCTTCTCCATAATTTGCCTTTGTGTTCTTTTGTATACATCCAAACACTAAAAGCTCGCTTATGATCGGGTGTTGGTTGTGGTTTTCCTACACCAGGTCTATCGTCCCATTGCCAACTGTAAGCACCTTCATAAATGCCCCAGCCTGTTTGTATCGTTGCCGGATCAATAAGCAAATGCACAACATTATCTAATGCCTCATCGCCTACTTTCCAACATTTACTAGTGCTGCAATGTTTTATATAAACATTATCGCTACTTCCATTAATACCTAATATATCCATAATTTTACTCCTTAATGTAATATTGGTTGCGCTTCATTGCGCCATTTTTCAATTAGTGTATATCTGAACTCAGATACATACTCATCAAAACTCATTTTAATTTCATTATCTGATTCTAAATATTCTAAATATTCTAAAACACAGAATTCTGAAAATCGTAATTCTTTATTCGTCTCTATTGACATAAGCTAGAAAAATATTATTTCTTTTAATTATATCTATAAAATCATCCCAGCCGCATGTAAAAATCTTATTGTTGTCTTTTGGCTCATCTTTAAGAATTGCCCAAAATGGTAATGCTACTTGTATAGGTCTACGGTTATATTTATATATTAAAACTGGAATTCTTGTTTCGCCGGCTGATGTACATACTTGATCCCACCAACCAGATTTGTAACCATGCCCTTCAGAGTAGCATTTGCATTCAATAGCATAATTTAAGAAATTAATATCACATTCGCCTTTTTTATAAAGTTGCTCAAAATTGCGTGTGATATGTATATCAGCTCCGTGTTCTTCAGAAAATGTTTTTAAAAGATTTACAATCTTACGTT